TTGTCTCGATGTTCTCTCAAAGAAACTTCACTCTTTTAAAACCTCGATTACTAATATTATTGAAAATAAATCGGATGAAGAACATGTTAGTCTAGAGGTCTCTCTTCAAAATATGAAGGCCTATACGATTACAATCACGAATGAATCTCATACACTGGGTAATCTAATTCAGTTTCATGCCCTAAACCATTTTGATCGAACAAAACTACCCTTTATTGGGTATAAAAATCCTCATCCTCTAAAGGATTTGATTGAAATTAAACTTGGCACACAAAATAATACTCCAGAAGAAATTAACGAAATTATCACTATCACCTGTGATAAAATTATTGCCACTCTTGAAGATTTTAAAACGACTGTGCAGAAAAAACTATAGTTTATATGAATTATCACACTCTGTATTCGGCTTTAGAATAAAGAGGAGTTTCGCACTATCAAGACTACTTAGGTAATTATACACATCATCAAATTGGAGCGTGGTCCTCCGAATCATATAAAACCCATGCAAATCATAACACAACGGTCGTAGCTGAAAGGGAATTTCCTTAATTTTAATCTCCTTTTTAATATGATATTTTTTATAATAACTGAGTGTATCAGAAACGAGTTGAATAAATTCACTATTAAACGTATTATACATCTCTGTCTCATTCGGGAAAAACGACAAATATTCCTGAATGTTTTTTTGTTTTTTATTCTCATAGTATAGAAATTTTACATTCGTCGAATTACCCTTAAGAGATTTAGCATAGTTATAATTCTCATTCCTGAATTTTACCCTTTTATTCTCCTTATTTTTTAGGACGATTCCTTGATGCTGGAAGTCCATTGTCCGCACAAAATCACGGATCTCAGATACGTTATTAAATTTATATTGAATCGGTTTTTTAATCTCGAGTGGTTCCTTGTAAATATCATGATGAACCACGACACCATCTACCACCGAACCAGAGGAAACCAAGACAATTTCTGGAACCTGATATTGGGTAACAATAATATTCTCTGGATGCATCAACACAAAGGTATAGAATTTATTCACATCCAACGAGTCAAATTCTAAATTACACGCTTCTTTAAACATCTCACTAAATTGTTTATCCCCAACCCATTTACAATTCGCGCCAATATTACTACGAGTTGAAATCATCCAAGTCTCATTCTGATAAAACATACTAATCATTGTACCATCCAAAAAATCTTCCATACTCAACCCATCCCACTGCTCTATAGAATTATACACCTCTTCCAATTCACTCGATTTAATCGGTGGAAGACACACCAATTCATTCGTCGACATTTTAGCAATCAAACCACGACACTTCTGCACATCCTTATTCGACATATCACATTTATCTTTAGTATATTTTACCAAATAAAGGTCGAGATCAGGATATTCTTTTACAGTTAGCCCCAACTCTTGGAGCTTCTGTTTGGTAGAAGAAAAAGGTTCATTGGTAATAATACTGAGGACTTCCATTTGTATATTATATATTCTTTTTTTTAAGTATCTGTATTATATTTTATTAAATAAAATATAACCTTTAATTATATGAATAAGTTTTTAGATGATATCGAAATATATTCAATAATCGAAATTAAAAATGACAAAAAAAAGTATTGTGTTGTTGGGAAAGATGATACAAATTCTATTTATATAAGACCCATTCTTAAAACCAATAATGAATATTATCTTGGTAAAAATAAAACGAAGAGTAATTTTAATAATATTTCTAACGTTTTCCATACATTAAAAACACGACCAAAATATTTAAATAAAGAATCTCAAGAGGAGGATGAAGCATATAATGATCATACCGTTGTTGGTGATGAATTTGATTTTAATGATAACTACTATAAACAGACTGAAGATAACCACTCTGAAGAGGAACAGGAACTCGATAGTGATGAAGTTTTCGTTCTAGATGAAGTCTATCCTAGCGACGAGTCAAATGACCATGTTTTAAAAGGTGCTGGTGAGTCTGTTATTGAGTGGGGTGAGGTTACACCAGACGCGACTGTGAATGACGATGATTCCGATAGTGATAGTGATATCGACCCAGAAGAGAACGCTATTGATGATTTAAACGAAGTTGAACCTGAACTGGATGTTGATGAACCTGAACTGGATATAGTTGAACCTGAACTGGATATAGTTGAACCTGAACTGGATATAGTTGAACCTGAACTGGATGTCGATGAACCTGAACTGGATAACGTGTATGAATTAGATGAGAATAATGTAGAAATCGAAGAATCTGAAAATATTGTTATTTATGAAGAAAGTATTATACCTGAAGACAAAGTGATTTATAATGATAAAATTCAAGAAGATGATTTATTAAACGAATTAATAAAATTAGATCCGACGAATAGTACTCATCTTAAAAAAAGAATTAAAAATTTTATTCATCTTAAAGAACACAATTCTACCTTTGATACAGAGAAAAATATTACTGGATTTACCTTAAATGACGAGTTTTTTAAACCGTTAAAAACTCATTTAACTAAATTTAAAAGTCATGTGTTATATAAACCAATTGTCTCTGAAAAAAGGAGATTCTATGAGGTTGAGAATATAGATGACTTAAATGATTCGGGTGTTTCTCTTAAAAATATTAATTTATTAACTTCTGACGATTCAGTAAACCTCGAAAAATTTAGTGTTCATTTTAAGAATATTTATGATGTAAATAAGAAATATAAACTAGGAGACGAACGAGTTAATTATTCATATAAAAAACACACGAACGAAATTTATGAATTAATGGATGCATATAAAAGTACGAATAAAGGATACGTCACAGATCTAAAAACAGATACAGAAGTATTTAGTAATTGTTTTAAAGAATCCTGTAAACAATTTTTAGGCGATAATACCAATATTAATAGACATATCTTATTGGGTAAGACAAGCTTCAATGATAATTTAATCGTAAAGGGTGATAAAATCTCGAATGTAGGTTTTGTGAAATTACCAGAACATAAATTAAATGAGGAATTATATAACAATAATAAATCTTTAATCGAAAATTCGAATACCCAAGTTCATTTAAATATGAGCCATCTCGAAGAAAATATTATTTCAGATACAATTACGAGTGAATACATGATCGGTGATAGTGTGACTATTTGTATCGAACATAAGTTAACGGTAAAGGGTAAAATTACCAATATAACAGATGAGGATTATATAATCGATCTTATGACCGAGCCAGTAGAAACTTTAAGAATAAATAAAACTGATACGAATGTAAGAATTTCCAAAATCGTTCCAGCCTGTTTAGATTTAGAAGGCGAGGCACTCTCGGTCTATTTGTATGATAAATTAGAAGTCAATGAAGCAGATTTAGGGAACTATCTCACAAAAATTCTACCAGATTTAGGCAATATTCTCTCGAGTATAAAGGATAAAGAGAACTATACTTCCTTGGACGAGTTTAAAGAGAAATTATTTCGATATGGTTATAATTTGGAGAATATACCATCGAAACATTTTAAAACAATTAAAACGATTCTATCCAAGAATAATAAATTACAGAAAACCCTAACCAAACAGAGTGAGACCAAGGATAAAACGGTAAAAGAAAATAGAAATTTTACATTAGTGAATAACTATAGTTTAGATCGAGTGAATTATTATTATGGCGACTATCCATATTATAATAGTAGTCTTGATTCAGAGAATACCCGATTAGAGTGGTTAAAAAACTCATATGATAATGGTGCTTTGTTTTTTAAAACGATAACACATGCTGTAAATTCTAAATTTTTAGAAAACAATGTCGCTCGATTAGATTCAATGATTAAAGTACAAGAAAAACTAATCGCGGGTAAAGACAAATTAGTCGAACGATTAGAGAAGGAACTTTCCAATGTTGAAACCACCAATAAATGTGGTGGGATGCGTTTGGTCAAAACCTATACGGATATCGACCAATTAAAAAACGACAATGACAAAGTTGTCTATATTGAAGACGACAAGTTAATTGAAGGAGAATCAACCAATAAAGTTCAGCCTGGTCAATTCGCGATCCTTATCGAAGATTATGATAAGAAGAAAATTTATAAAAGACAAAGGTTAGAAACGAGTGAAATGTGGGTGATAGAGAAGGATCTGAATATAGATATGATAATCTCTTCCTATAAAGATTTTTGCATTCAACAAGGTATGTCGATAGAAGAAATTGATACGACGTTCTTAAAGGGTAAAAATAGGTGTAAGTATTCTGAACATTATAAACGCTGTCTCCCAATAAAAATTATCAAAATTAAGAATGAGATCGATAACTTAAATCAACAGCTAGAGGATATTACTCGAAATATAGAAGATATCAATAACAAAGATAAAATAATTCAATCACAAGAAGATGAATTACTTCTTTTAAGACATGAATTAGAATCAGATAATAATCGTAAATTAAATCTGGAGTCTTATAGGAAGGATTATAAGACGAATAACAAAACTGTAGATGATGTGTATCAATATCATTATTATAGAATCGATAAATATTTAGAAAATATTAAACCTTTACCAATCAATGCCTTCTATACGTCATTAGCACTACTACTTGATAAATATGGTCGAAGTGGTTCAGAGATTGATGGGGAAAATATTAATTTCTTTTACAGTCGCCCAGGTACGAAACAAATTATATGTAAACATCATAGTAATTTTATGGATTATAATAATAAAATTATTACATTTAGTGAGGCTTTGTCGAAAACGATTTCTGACTATGGCGTTGAACACGAAGGCTATATCTGGTGTAATAATTGTGGCGAACAGATAAATGGGGCTGATTTTGAAACACAAGAAGGATTCTTAGATTCTGGTGCGCGTGATGTTACACATGAAGTAATTGAAGGTTCTGATGACTATAAATCGGAGGAAAATAGTGAACTTATCGAAGTTCTACGTAAATCTCTCTTACAAGGTGATGATACATCCATTGAAAATCAGGGGTTATCGGTTCTAAGAATCATTAGTGTTTTGACGAATATTATGGGTCTAAAATTATCGAATAGTGATGAATTAGCGGTTTTAACCTTAGCTAATACAATCGAGTCATCGAAAATTAAAAATAAATCTTCTTGGATACAATTTGCAAAACAGAAACAGAAAAAAGCGAGTATCTCTTTATTAGAAACGGCTTATAATAATTACCGTATTCGGCTGATTATATTATATACAACCGCTATTCTCTTCCTATTCATACAATCAGGCGTTCCTGAATATTCCATCTCGAAGACCTTTTCGAAATGTAAACCATCGTTGAGAGGTTATCCGTTAGATAAAGTCTATAACCAAGAAGGAATCGATTATATGGTATGTGTATTAGATAGTCTCAGTTCATTAGGAGCCGATTGGTCGAGTTTAAGAAAAATAAAGACAAAGGAGCACCTTCTTAAAAAAATAGATGAATTTTATAGTGATCCATTGATTAAATATAGATTTGATTCGAAGAGAACCTATCTGAAGGAACAGAATAAAGAAGTCAAAGATTATACCTATGAATGGAATGAATTTAGACCACCATTAAAATCGTTCGATGTAGATATAAAGGAACTAACTTCATTTAAAAATATTCCTAAATATATTCAAGCTGGAAATAGTGCGAAGGTTAATTCTGAACTCCACAAAATGAAAGCATTTGAAAGTAGTGTATGTCTTAAACTAATTGAAGAAATTGATCAACAAGTCATGGAGAAAGAACTGGTTAATAAGAAATTTACACCAACCCCACTCGATAATTTGTGTTGCTTACAAAATATTAATTCGACCTATAATTATCTCACCGATTTTATTCGTGAGAATAAGAATATACAGGAGTTGATTACATTAATTTATAAATATAATAAAACTAAAGAGGAGATTTCACACTTACTAAAAGATTCGAAGATTATTATCTTATCCGATTTAATCCCAACACTAATCTCATTTAATCGGAATATAGGAAAGGATCGTGATGAACTTACAGAAGAAGATATACAAACTTTATATAGTAAATTTATTGATTCTGGGTTTTTTGAAGGAGAAAGACATGTTTATGAACAGAATTTCTGTATTCTAACTGGTGAAAATAAAAATGACATTCAGTCTAAAAAATATAAAAAGGATGATTATTATGATTTGTTAAATAAAGTTAATAAGAAAAAACTCTTTCATCTGGATAAAAGTAGTTATGAAGAGATTGAAGATAAAGTCTCACATATAATTGATTCGAATATCTATTTACAGGGCAACGAATTCCTTACAAAGTTTAATACTAAACTAAAAACCAATAAAA